TTAGTCTTCCCCGTCTTCCCGCGTCTTAACGTGTACGCCGTGCTCCTTGGCTAAGGCGAGGATCTGCCCTTTCATATACTCGACGTTCTTCGCTAGGCATGTCACGTCCACAACCAAGCTCATCAACATGGTATGGGTGAAACCATCTTCAGCGTCTTCGAGAAGGGTCATTTCGTAGCTCCTGTATCCGCGACCACTATGGCCACGAGCGAATAGAGCCACATTCGGGGCGCCTAGTCGAGACCTTGACCGGGAAAAAGTTTCGCGTAAGATACTGAAATATCTACTACATTACGGCAGGTTGTCAACCGAGTTGCGAATAAGCGCTCGCTTTCGGACTCGACAATTGTTCTCTTTATGTTCTAATTTCCCACCATGAGCAATTGGTCGGCTTATTGGCGAATGCCCTCCCCCAAACAGATGGAAAAGCTGGCGCGCGAGCAGCGCCAAATCCAAACGCCCGACGGCGAACCTGATGGATGGTGGGACTCGGTTCTTAACGATCCGCGTGCGACCGGCGCCCCTCGCCTTCCGATCCAGCAATGCCGCCTCAACGAAATTCCGCGTGACGTTCTACGCGTCGAGTGCTTTCGCTGTATGCGCATTGTGGAAATCGAAAAGGCCGACGCGATCCGCCTGTACGGTCCACATGCCATCTGGAAAGATGTCGGCCGAAAGCTACTCGACGACGGTTGCAAACATCGCACAGGTCGTCACGAAGAGGACGGCTGCTGGCCGGATTGGACTGGATGAACTCTGCTCTCGGTTGGATTTCAATCGGCCTGTCGATCCTTTGGCCTCTGGCGCTGCTTTTAGGGCGGAATTGGATCAAGGCGCGGATCGAAAGCAGTGTACGCCATGGCTTTGAATTGAAGATCGAAGCTGTTCGATCAGAACTTAGAGCGAATGAAGAGAAAATCAGGAGTCAGTTGCGCGAGAAGGAGCAAGAGATATCGACATTACGACAAACGGTTTTGAACGGCACTGCGAACAGACAGTCGCTTTTCGACAAACGCCGCTTTGAAGCCGTGGAAAAAGTATGGGCCTCTGTCAACGATTACTCGAAGCTCTTGTGGGTTTCATCGACCATTGCAATAATGAAAGTTGAGGCAGTCGCGGCCGAAGCCTCAGATCCGAAAATGCAACGAGTGCTGGCGGCCATGGGGCAAAATCCGCCGGACTTAAAGGATCTTCAGGACGCCAAAAACGAACGCCCATTCCTTTCTGAAACTGCCTGGGCTTACTATTCGGCTTATACGTCTATCCTGGTTGGCAACTATACAGTCTTCAAAATCTTACAAACAGGAGTGAGCGATCCTCTCAGGTTTATTAATCGCGATGGGAACAAAGAGATTCTGAAAGCGGCTCTGCCGCACCAAGTTGGTTATATCGAAAAGTATGGGGCGCAGGGTTATCACCATCTTCTCGGGGAAATACAGTCTCTCCTCCTAGCCGAGCTCATCAATATGCTTAACGGAAAAGAGACTGACAGAGAACGAGTGGAAAACGCGAGAGGCCTTTTAAAGGTTATTCAAAGAACCGAGGATGAGCGTGGTCAGACGGAACACGTCGCTGCCGCTGTCTAGTGACCGATCGTCATTCCATTCCTCGCTTCCCCTCGCCAAACATGGCATCGAATAGCGCCGGGGTCACTTTGCGCGAACTGACCTTCGGCTTGTCCGGCTCCTTTGCCATGGCGGCGGCGACTTCCAGCCATGTCGTGTCCAATGCGCGGATCATGTCGAGTTCGAACGGCCGCACCGGCTCGCGACGCAGCCGCGACCAGGCTTCAATGTCGGCATAAGCGATCGGATTGGCGCCGAATCCGTTGCTGCCGCGCGTCGCGTGCAGGTCGAGGAAGATCCCCCAAACACGCAAGCCCGCGACCGGAATTTGCGGCGCATCCGGTTCGTTTTCAGCGCCGGGGTGACGGTCCATTCGCCAGCGAAGAATGTAGACCAGCCGATCGGAAAGCCATTGCAGGTTGATCATAACCCACGCACCCGGCGGTTCTTGGCACTCTGAATTGCCTGCACGGCCAATCCCGGCAGGTTCGCTTTCAGATCGGCGACCTGTCTTTGCACACGCGCTAGTCCCGCTGCATCGGCGCCGGTTGCGTCAATATTCACCATCACCGGCACATTTATATCCCCGCCACCGCCCGCCGATCCGATCTGATGGTGCGGGATAACCTGCGACCCGCGCGGCAGGTTGACCAGTTCCGGTCCGCGTTCACCTACGATGGCGAGGCCGCCGGGTGCATTGTCCGTGCCGTTGGCGAACTTCGGAATGAGTGCAGACAGAATGCCGCCCCCGCTCCCGCCGCCGCCCATCAGGTTCGCCAGCGGACCGAGTACGGCTTGCTTGACCGCGATCTTGGCAAGTTCTGCAAGGATCGATCGCGCCATGGACTTGAACGCTTCTTCGACCGTCTTCGTGCCGGTGACGATCTCGCCGAAGTCATCAGCAATCCGGTCGAGAGAGCCGACCGCGAGACGTTCGAGTTGCTGCCCGACGTCAGCAGATTCCCGCGCGAATGACGCCAGTGGGCTATTGAGACGTTCCAATTCACCGCGCGCCTTTGCGTAGGCATCCGCAAGAGCCTCGATCTTGGCGCGCTGCTCGCCTGTAACCTCGACGTTTTTCTTGCCCGCACGCTCATTGGCTTGTTTCGCCGCGGTCTCCATTTCGACCACAACTCGCGCCCGGTCCTGCTCCGCCGCTGTCTGGTCAATTGTCGCCGCTTCGACCTTCAGAAGTTCGATACGCTTCGCGATTTGATCATTTGACCGTTCGAACGGGTCACGGGTCGCCGCAGCGCCGGATCCTGCCTTGCCAGGCACCTTGAAGTCAGTCAGCGAAACCGGATTGACCTTTGGCGCCTCTGTCGTGCCGCCCGTAACAACGACACGCGCCGGCGTGGCTGGCGTCGCGCCTACGGGTGTTAGGCCATACTTCGCCATTTCCTCCGGCGAGAAATCGGCGCCGAAAAACTTCGCGATCGTGGTCCAGGCGGAATTGTTGCCAACGCTGGTCAACCACTTCTGCAGCGTTTCCAGCTTGCCGGATGCCGCGTCGAAATAGCCGCCGAGCTTTTCGACGACACCGGCGACTGCGTTTAGCCCCTGGGCGGCGTTGCCACTGGCGCCTGTCGTTTTATCGAGATGTCCCACCAGTGCGATGAAAGCGTTACCGATCCGCGCTGAAGCCTGTCCGATAGTGCCGTCGGCCTTCGCCGCCTGCGCTTCAATCTGCGGCATCCCGGCGAGGAACGCGCGAAAGAATGCTTCCGACGAGACCTTGCCATCGTTGACTAAGGTTTTCAGCGCCGAAACTGAACCGCCGGCTTCTTTCAATCCGGCCGCAACCGCCTGTAGAATCGGCCGCGCGCCTTCGTTGACAGAATTGAACTCTTCCGCCCGCACGACGCCTGAGCCGATGGCCTGCGACAACTGCAGCAAGGCGCCGGCCGCTTGCGTCGAATTTGTGCCGGCAACCCGCAGCGCAATCGAAACGCCGTCGGTGAATTTCATCAGGTCGGCGCTGTTAGCTTTCAGTTCCTTCTGCGCCTGCGAAGCCCGACTATAGAGCGTCACCAATGGCTCGATCGCGGTACCGTTCTTCTGAGCGATCTGGAAGAGTGACGAAAACACCTTGTCCAGTGCCGCACCTTCAAGGCCGGTGACCTTCAGAGCATTTTGCAGCGACGTAAATTCCTGCGCTGCCTTGGATACCGAGCGAAATGCGGCGCTCCCGGCGATACCGACCGCGAATGCCTTGGCGAAAGAACCGATCTGGACGCTAGTCTGCGCCAGTGAGCGATTGATCGCGACCGTCGAGCGGAGCATATCCTGCTCCATATTCTTCGTGGCGCGGCTCGATCCAGCCGTGAGTTGCCGATAGGTCCGCGTTCCGGTTTGCTCGGCCTTCACCATGCGCTTCTCAAACTCGGAAATCCGAGCTTCAAGCATAACGACCAGGCGTTCGCCGGTTTCTTCAGCCATATTATCCTGCTTTCACAAACGCCCAATCGGGCGACCAGTTCGGTGAATCGTAGATTGATCGGGCGTTGTCGCCGGCTGCGCATCGTGCAACTGCCATGGCAGTCGCAACCGCGCCGTCGATCCGGTCGCGAGACTTTCCCTTGTGGAATGATTTGTTGCCGGCCTTGTCGGTTTCGGTGGCGATGTTATCAAAGTTCCAGCGCAGCACGGGGTGTCCGCCATGACGGAAGCGGCGACCGACGATCGCCCGTTCCAGTTCTTTGATGGCAGGCGCCATCGTCACCCAGCCTTGACGCATCTCAACGGCAGGAAGGCCATCCGCCAGTAGATTGCTGAGCATGTTGCGCGCCAGATGCGGATCGAATGCGATTTCGCGGACGTTGAACCGCTCGCAAAGGTCGCGAATGTGGTTCTCGACGGCGTGAAAATCGACGACGTTGCCCGGTGTCGGAATGATGAATCCGTCATCGGCCCAAGCGGGGTAAGCGACACCATCCTTGTCCGCGCGGCGCCGCAGATTGTCTTCCGGACAGAAGAACCATGGCTGAACCTGGTATCCGTCATCGCCATCTCGCCAGCACGCCACGACGGCCGTCAAATCCGAGTTGCTGGAAAGGTCTACGCCTATCCAGCATTGCTCGCCCTTGAGTTCATCGAGATCAATCGCGCGAGCGCCCTGATCGTAAACTAACATTTCCACGAACGGCGATGTCGAGTGGTCAAGCCAACGGTTCAAATTGAATTGCAGGAAGCTGTCGCGATCTGACGGCGAATTGATCGCCTTCTGCGCCTTGTCGCGGTAGCTGGTCAGGTCCGGATATCCATGGCGCATACCGGGGTTCAGAGCGTGCCACACCGCTTCGTCGCGCCAGTCGTCGCCCTCTTCCGCCATGAATACGACAGGCAACGTGGCCGGGTCGTCAATCTCGCCCTTCTGAACCTTGATGGCGTAATCGATCGTTTTCCAGGCGAGGTTTTCTTGTCCCCGGCCCGACGTGGTGGCCACGATCATGAGCGTGTCAGGCACCTTCACCAGTGCGGAATCCAACGCCTCCCATTGCACCCGACCTGCCCTGCCCTCCCAAGCATGTAATTCGTCGGCGATGACGACGTTCGGTGTCTTGCCGTGCTGAACCTTGCCGTCACTCGCGACGGCGATATAGCGCGATCGTTGCGCCTTGAAAGTGATCGATGACGTGTATTCGCGAACCGCCAAGTGCTTTTCTAGCCGGCGATCGTGTTGGACGATCATGGCGACCTCGTTAAACAACTCCATCGCCTGCTCGTGCGCGGATGCCGCCGACACCACCAAATTGCCGGGCAGCTTCTCCGGGCCAATCAAATGCAAAAGCGTTATTGCGCCGCATAGGCTGGTTTTTCGATTTCCCCGCGGAAGTAGTAGAACAAGCCGGCGCACCACTCGCCGTCCATCCTCATGGCGCGGACCATAGAGCTTGCGAATGATCCGTTCCTGCCACGGGTCAACCTGGAACGGGTGACCGCGCGCCGGATTCTTCGGATGCTTCAGCCGGCGCAGCCATTGCACCGCGCGCTCGCCGTAACCGAAAGGATCGGGAATATCGCTGCCGTCGTTGATCCATGCAGGAGCGAGCATCAGTCTAACAGCGAGTCCTCTTCGTCATCATCCCGGATCGCCGGCCGACTACGCGAAACCGGCGTCAACCCCATTTCCACGGCGAGCAAGCGCGCGCGCGTCATGGCGTCCGAGAGGATCACGCCGGCGGGATGACGTTTAAGCAGCCCGCTTTCGGCGCCATAGACATGGCCTTCGGTTTGCAGGATCCGCTCCATCTCCCTCACCTGCCCGATCGCAATGCAGTAGTTTTCGAGCGATCCGAGATCGGCATCCGTCAGAATGCGCCGCTCTATGAGATCAGGGAGCACGCGCTTCCATTCGCGCTTGGCATCGGCCGAAAGCCATTTCGGGACAGTCGGCGCGCGCTTCATCGCTGCGGCGTCGGTGCGTAGATGAGGTTTAGCGCCTTTCATCACGGCCCGTAATGCTCAGTGACCATAATGACGCCAGAGCCGCCCGCGCCGCCGGCAACACCACCTGACCCAGCCGTTCCGGCTGTCCCTGCCGCTCCCACAGCATAAGAGTAGGACGCGCTCGGATTATTAATGATGGCGCGCAGGTAACCCCCGCTACCGCCGCCGCCGCCAGAATTGACCGTGGCGCCGCAGCCAGCACCGCCGCCACCAGCGCCAGAATTGGCTGTGGCGGTGCCACCTACAGCTTGATTTGGCTGCCCCTCGTGCCCGCCATCTCCAAATGTACTTGCGGCACCCCTACCGCCCCATTGGCTGGTAAGTCCTGATCCATGGCCACCAGATGCCCCGGCTTTGTTGAAGTAACCGCCGGAAGCAGTGCCGCCCGCACCGCCAGCGGCGTTTGCCGCACCCGCACCGCCATTGGCTGTCAGCGAACCAAAAGTCGTATTACCGCCCGCTCCGCCATTGCCCGCCGAAGTGGCCGAACCAGCACCGCCGCCGCCGCCGCCAATCATCTCGACTTCGATCCACTTGCAGCCCGCTGGCGTGGTGTAGGTGCCGGCTCCGGAAGTGAAAACCTGAGTCGTGGGGAGCGTGTCAGATAGATCCAATGCCGCTCGCGCATTTTCCGCATCGGCCGCCGTAAACAACGCCTTGCCGACCGTGGTCGCTCCTAGATTGTCGAGGGCTTCGTCCGCGTCGTCCAAGTCGGCGAGGTTATTACCAGGGACAAGGATATCCGCCGCCGACGCAGTGAGCGACAGAGCGGCCACACCGCTCAAGTTAATCTTTGATGTTCCCGCGGTACCGCCAATCTTGGACTCTTTGACCGTTGTCCGTTCCATTGCGGTAACGCCACTTTTAATCGTACCGATTCCAACTTCAAAGTCGGTACCGTCAACGATAAGGTAGCGGACAGTATCGCCGTCTCCGGCTCCGGCTTCGGCTGGCGTCACGAACGCATTCGAAGACACAGAGCCGAAAGTAACGTCACCGGTCCCGGTAGTCGGAGTGTTGACTTTCACTCGGTCGAAGAGTTTGAACATCAGATCCCTTCCCCAGGTACGAAACCGACGCCAGAGCCGAGCGGATCATTCGGTTCGGGCTGCGGCGCGGGCTTCGGCTTGTCTTCGTGCTTTTTCGTTTCTTCGTTCATGCGATCCTCTGACATCGTAACTCCAATCCGGCTCTGCGGCCGATCTGCTTGGTCTCTTTGATATTGTGGCTGTCCCCGTCAAACAGCACGCGATCTGCGGTGGTAATTCCGTCGATCCATCGGACTCGAAAGACGGTTATCGTCTCGTCTGATGCACCGAAATTTCGAATGAATTCCTCGGTCGATTGCTGGATAACTTGCGCGCGAACCGTCGCGAGCGTGGTCCACGTCTCTACTGGCGTCCCGAAATCGTCGACGGTATTGGTGAAACGTTGAATGGCGATTTGCTGATCCAGCTTGCCGGCCCTCATATCACGACGCTCCATCGCGCCTGGACCAGCGAGTTAATGGTCAGCACGGCGTGCGACATCTCTCCGCCGGGATCGCGCAAGTAACGCACGCCATCGACGCGGCAATCGGCGCAAACGAAATCCGGATCACCTATATCGAGCCGCCGCACCCGGCCAATCGCCTTTCGGACGGCGCCAGCGATCGCCTTGACGCCTGCTGTGCTTGGCTCCGTCTTCCAGATGTGCAGCGTCGAATAGACGCGGATATAATCGCGCTTGAGCGTGAAGTCCTCGTCCACTTCTTGATCTTCGCCAAGGATGATGGAGGGGCTCGGCGCTGGGCGCTCGTTGCGGTCCAATATGTTTGCAGCCGGCACAAGCGCAGTGACCGCCGCGGTATTGATCAGCCGCAACCGGATGGCCTTTTGGAGTGCCAGTGCGGGGCTACTCATTTCCCCTTGGACTCCTTTACGGCTTTGTTGATTGCTCGCTTAATCCGCGACGTGATGCGCTTGCGGTACAGGCGGAACGCGGGCCAAAAGAACGGCTGCGCTGGCGCTTTCGCGGTTCCGTACTCGACCAAATGCGCGTAGCGGACCTTGGTATTACCTACCGTGACTGCAACGCTAGTTTCGCCCACCACCTTCGAACCGCCCGGCTGAGAGTACGCCGGCGTGGTTTCGCCTGGTCCCGTGACGGCGATAGAATCGATCAGGTCGCCTGTGTCGCGGCTGGCCTCGGCCAATTGACGCATAGCCGACTTCAATTCTTCACCCGATTTTAGCAGCGCAGGCTTGACCGCGGCGCGGACTTCCTTCGGGATCGCAGCCATGCGGCGCTGAAAGCTGGAAAGCCCGCCATCATCATTCGTCATCGGGCGTGCTCCACCAGCGTCGATATTCGCGGATGATGTCTGAAACGCCGTGCGGAAGTTGCTGTGCGGAAACGCCGACAAGCGTTGCCTCGCGATTCTCATACCAATGAGCGGCAAGCTGCAGCACGGCCTCGACCAAGGCGGGTGGCACCGGTTCTTGATCTTCGCCGCCGTAGACGGTCTCGATTTTGTAGCCGAGCCACGACTCCAGGTAGTCTTGGGCTGCGGAAATCTTGCGGGTCAGCAGCGTATCGTCGAGGTCCGAGGTGACGTTGAGTTGACCTTTGATGTCAGCCAGTGTCGCAATCATCGTGGAAAAAATCCCAATTCGGTCAAATCGTGCGTTCTGCTCCCCCGCCGGTCCCGCTGCGTTCCCTGAAACTTTTCGACCACCCCCGGTGTCCGCATGAACCGCTCACGAACCGCTTCAGGATCGACGCCGGCGAGCGTGCAGACGATGGGAAAGTCGATGGTGTCGGTCAGCAGCCATTGAATGGCCGCGTGCTGGTCACGCTGTGCGTCCTTGCCAGTGCGTGTCGTTGTTGCATCCGTGATGGCTTGGCCGAGCACGGCACACCACAATTGTCGGTCGTGTTTCTCATCGTTTTGCATGGTCACGATGCACGCTCCATGCGCTGCTTGCGGCTGTTGTGGCAGGAGAAGCAAAGCGACTGCCAATTGCCTCGATCCCAAAATAGTTTGGTGTCGCCACGGTGTGGTCTAATGTGATCAACGACACGAGCGGCTGCACCACACATGACGCAACGAGGGTGCTTATCGAGAAAGTATGAGCGAGCCTTTTGCCATGTATTGTCATAACCGCGCTCTCGCGCATTCGGCCGGCGCTTGTCAGCTTCGGCACGTGTACGCTGCTGACACACACAACGAACGCCATAGGCGACCTTGAGGCCGCAGGAGCAGATACGTGGCGCACGAAAAGGCATTGGCATTCCTAGTTTAGGGTACGGGAGTCGCATGACTTACGAGGACCGCGACTCCCGTTCCACTAAGCGCGCCCGTGGCGGCAAGCGCGCTCAGTGACTAGTGTTAGGCGACAGGCCGCGAGCGCGCGTGACCGAGCACGGCAACAGCGCCAGCCGCGATCGACGTTCCGCTGTTCTTGGTCACAACGACACGGGCGTACTTCCTGTGGCCGATATACGACTGCTTATAAGTGCTCGACTCCTCAAGAGAGTCCGGAAGCGTCCCGACGAGGTGCGTTGCGTCGACGTCGGTGAAGTCACCGTCGGTGGTCGTGTCTGACTCCTGCAGCTTCGCGGTGAAGCTCGGTGCAGGCGAACCGGCGGTCGCACCAGTATTGATGACAAACGCGCAACTCTCGAAACCGGCCGTATCGACGGTTTCGCCCTTGATGGTTGCGGACTGCACCGCTGGCGCAAGAGCCTGAACGGTGCCGATGTTGGAAGCGATATCACGCATAATTTGTGCTCCTTACGAGGTCTTGCAGACGATCTTCTTCATCGCCGCTGGCTGAACGACCGCACCGCCGACACGCCGCGTGGCATGAATTCTGGTCGTGCCGGTGGTCGCCAGCAAATATGGATTGGCCAAAATCGACAAACCAATACGGTCGAGGATCCGATAGGTCGCGGCGATGTCGCCGAATGCGATCGGCGTGGTGCCGCTGCCGACATCATCCATGTCGGGGCAATCGATGACTGGACGACCCAGGATGGTGTCCGCCTGCCCCTGGAAGCCGGGCGACCAAAGGTATGTCCCGGTCGTGCCGTCCTTCAGCTTCCGGATGGCCGCGAGCGTCGTGGAATTCATCAACCAAGTGCCTGCGTTCCGATAAGCAGCCGGAAGCGAATAGAACGTGTCGATGAGCATGTCGGCCGGTCCGCTGCCAAGCGTGGAAGCGTTGCCGGTCGCGACGATGCTGATGTCCGCGTTGATGAGCAAACCTTCCGGCTGCAGCGGGCCGGTGCCCTTCAGGAACGACAGTCCCTCTTTCAGGCCGAAGTCCTCCGCGAGTGCCATCCGAACTTCGGACTCGGCTGCGCCGGCGCTGTCGGCGAGAAGCTGGTTCGAGATATCGACGTAAGTGTTGATCTCGCGAACCGGGATTTCAAGCTGACCAAAGGTCGGCTCACCAGTCGTCTGCGCTTGCGTCTCACCACGCCATTGAGCATTCGTGCGGCCGATGCGCTTGGGATAGGACACGGCAGGCGCCGATGTGGATCGGACCGAAGCGAGACCGCGGATCGGCGAGTACTGCACCAGATCACGAATAAACTCGGTCGCCATCTCGGTCGGCGCCAGATAGCCGCCCTGCGGATCGCTGGAAACGATCAGCGTCTTGAGTTCGAGCGGATCAGGCGGCGTGATGCCGGAACGGACATAAGCGCCGAACGCCTTGATTTCGAGCGCGGCGTCCGGATCCTTGTGATCGCCACTGCCCGGCCGGTTAATCTTGGCTTCGAGCTTGTCCATGCGGTCCACGAGCTTGGTCGTGTCGGCTTTGGTCTCGATGTCCTTCAAGCGCGCGTCAACGTTGGTAGTCAGATCATTGACCGCCTTCGTCACCAGATCGACCGGATCGGCGTCGTCGGTATCTTTGAATTCGAGATCAGAGAAATGCTTACCCAAGGTGATTACCTCAATGCTAGGGCCGCAGCGGCCCGGTTAATGACCGCGGCAATGGCTGCGGCTTCGTCAAAAGACTTTGCGGACGTGATCCGCGCACGGGGGTGCGACCCACTTCTGACAAGGCTGATTTCAGCGAGATCGAGCGCGTCGATAATTCGGTTGCGACCTTCCTTGCGGGACGACTTAGTGCGGAATCCGATCGAGAGATCAGACACGAGACCCTTTAGAACCAGGCTCCTCACCGAGCGTGCGCGGGGTTGATCGAGGTGCAGTTGCCCCTTGACCATCAACCCTTCGTCGGTCGCTTTGACTTCGGTCCACGTTCCGATCAGGTCGGCGGGATTGTGCTGATAGAGCATTCCGAGATCGGGAGAGATTTCGCCAAATGCACCCTTGGTGATGATGTCGCCAACACGATCCGGCTCCGCAAAGGGCCATGCGTTGCCGACAATTTCGCCAGTGTCGGAGACGTTCAGGGATGCCTTGATTTCGAGCCGGTCCATCAGAAGGTGTCCTTTACGAGGCCATCGACCGGGAATCGACCGAACTTCACATCGCCCCTATCGTCGATCCAAATCACGTGGACGGTGACAATGGTTTCCCGGTGATACGCGCCGGGCTGTCCATCCACTGTCATCGCGGGGCCACCGCTCTTCAACCGCACAACGTCGCCGACTTTCAAACTCAACTTGTCACCTTTCTGGAATAAGGTTCGCGGGATGCAGCGAACGCGTCGACCTGCTCTCGAACGAACCGAAACTTTGTAAGCAGCCGCACGGCTGCACTGAAACTGAACGGCACATCGACGCCGCCCTGCTTGACGCCCCAGCCGACGACGCATTTCGCGAGTTGCTCGATTGCAAGCCGCTCCTGTTCATCGGCTGGAGGTCGGCCCGCATAGCTCATCAGTGCATCCGTGGTGGCGAGGCGAGCGCGACGTTGAGTGTCGGAATCCGGACCGGCAACGATCAGAACAATATCGGTTGGCGTACCATTGACCGGATCGGTAATGACGCATTCCGCGCCGCGATCCTGGTACGCAATGAGATCATCGAAGTCGGCGAGATCAGTCATTTACGGGCTGCTCCTGCGATCCAGGCTGGCTGGCGCCGGTGTTCGGGTTGGCAAATTCGTTGCCGCCGGCATAAGGCGCAAGGCCGGTATCCAGCCATGTGCGGGCTTCGTTTGGATTGAGCACGCGACTGGCAACGAGGCTGGAAATGGCGGTCGCACGCTTCTCCAGGTCCACGCGTGTCAGGTCATCAATGTCGAACTTGAACGCGTACAGCGCCCGCTCGTCATCAGTCAGCAGCGCGCGGTCGAACGCAGATTCAAGCGCCTTGAGCCACGGCATCAGCGTGACGCTCAGGAACTCTCTGTATTTTTGCCATGCATTGGCGTAGCTCGATTTTGTGAGGTCACCGAGCATGACGCTCGAAATGTTGAATGCGCGCGCGATGTCTTCCAGTTGCCATCGGCGGTTTTCGACGAACTGAGCGTCGGTCGATGCAAGTGCGATCTGCTTGAACGTCGCACCGTCAAACAGGAATGCGGTGCCGCCGGCGTTGTCCGCGCCGCCGTAAGCCGCGTTCCAGCCCGCGATCATGTTCTGGACGGCCTTTTCGCCCGCGCCGGTCGGCACTTCGACAACGCCGCCGGGACGCGCCATCCGCTTGAAGAGGAATTCGACATAACGCGACATCGCCACTGCGGCGGAGATTGTCGGATAGGCAAGACTGACCGGGCATTTCGAGAATGGGCCGCGAATGTGAACGACGTCCGACGCCGGCACGCTGCGACCGTTGACGGTGTAGGATGGGCGACCGGAGCCGTCGCCGGCATACTCGACGGTGATGCGGCCCGCGGTATACCGGATAATTTCAAGGGGTCGGCCGTCGCCGCTTTTGTTGACCCAGGCAATCCCGCCGGCGTCGGCGGTTAGTGCTTGTGTGATAAGGTCTCGGATCAGGTCGGAGCCGGATGTCCATTCGTTGACGTGACCGCGCAACAGGTCGAGTGCGGGGTGTTTTACGTCGGCGGACGTGTCGTCGCGTTTGACCAGGTGTAAATCGAGCGTTGCCGCAGCATTGCTGATCGTCGTGACGGCTGCGGAAACAGCGGGTTCTGAGAGAGGATGAACCGGCCCGTACGTGCTGCCGCCCGAGAGAATTGCGAAGATCGCTTCATCCGGATCGGCGAGCGATTTGGTTTCAATAGTAGTGCGGCGGAAGGGCCAGAGTTTCATTCATGATTATATGCCACAAAACGCGCGGACATATAAGCTGGCAGGACCTTGCAAACCCTAGCAGGTCAGGCCGCGCGACGCATCCAGCGGAAGAGTTCGCTACGAATCGCCCAATGTCGACCACCTGTTTTGTAAATCGGAACGTCCGGTTTCCTTGCCCATCGTCGAGCGGTGTCGACACTCACGTCGAGGAAAAACGCGATCGAGGGCAAGCCCCAAATGCGTTCCACGTAGAGGTCAGGTTCGTTCAGTTTGATTGGTTTGGTTTCCATGTGGTGTTTCACCTCTTTTGCGAATTGAATTTCTCTTCCACATACTTCCCTAGCAACTTAGTGGTCACGCAAGCCTGTTGGCTATTGAGGTCGCGACCGGCCTCCCTCAAACACTCTGCCTTAGCGACGTCGCCGTACTTTGTGGGAGGCGGAAACGCCGGTAGCTGGGCCATGTAGGCAATCCCTGCAACGACCACTGCGATAAGGGCCAGTTTGATCGAAGCTCGCATGAATGGTGCCTTTGAAATTATGAGTTGACAGAAATCGTTCCGATCGTTTCACCCCTAGGATAGGACCGGAACGGAACGACCATGGCGGCTGCGTAAACGCAGCGCCGCCGTATGGGTGTCGTTTCATTGATCGTTTCGCTTGAAACGCCCATTTGGCAATGGTTTCTTGCATCGTCGTTTCGCTATCGTTCCGATTTCGTTTCGCTAATTTTTGATGGGTGGAAGGGGTGGAAATGATACCCCTGGAAAAGGGGTCCGAAACGATGGTGAAACGACCGGTTCGAGGTCGTTAAGCTCCTTCTGGCCGATTTGTGTCAACACGATTTTTCGACCCTCACGTCTAATGAGCTTGGTGTCGATGAGCTTCTGGACAAGTCGGTTCACCTTTGATTTGCCGGCTCCGCCTAGCAGGGTTGCCAATTCTTGCAGCGACGCCTTGGGGTGCTGTTCGAGTAGGCGAAGCAGCTTGTTTTCGTCGCGCTCCTGGGTCGCATGGTTGGACGCCATCTCGCCCTCACCGATCGCCCGCGCGATAACTGTAGGGATGCTGCGCCCCTTGCTGTCCTTGAGCAACGGATGCTCCCTCACGGCGTCCAGCTTGAACGCCAGGGGTGAGAATGCCGGTCCCCGAAACTTGCCCTGCACTTCGGCTCCAATGATTGTGTCGTTCGCCTTGAGCGCGATATTGCCGTCAACCTCGTTTAAGAATGCGCCGCCGCCCCGCGGCATCAGGTCGTCGTCAGCCGCCCTCTTCGTCGGATGGCAAAGAATCAGAACGCATGGGCGGCCGGGAAGGTTCGTGAGCGACCGAAGTAAGCGGGCGTTGTTTCCTTGCTGTACGTTGTCGTTTTCATTGTCGCCCTCGAAATAGGCCGCTGCCGTGTCGACGACCACCAACATTGGCTGAAGCGCCCGCTCCTTCACCTCCTGCTCGATCGCCGCGACGTTCTGTGAAACTGAAATAACACCCGGAAGGAAGTACACAGGGACTGTCTGCGGATCGATCCGCATTTCCTGCGTAAGGCCAAGCCAGCGCATTTGAATGTCGGTCGGGTTCTCGCCAGCTAGGTAGATGACATCGCCCTGAGACACGCTGAGGCCATTCAGGGACCGCCCCGTGGCGACGTGCGCGCTAAAGCACATTGCCACGGCGGTCTTGCCGGTGCCGGTCTTCGCCGTCATTGAATAGCAGAAGCCGCGCTGGAGCACCCCGTCAAGGATGTAGTCCGGCGGGACAAAGCCTTCCAGAAATTCCGCAGACGACTTGAGAAGCGCTGCGCGTGGAGTCGTTGGCGCCAACGAGGGCGATCCTATCGAAGCGACCGAACCAAACATTTCGCTCGCGGCGAGTTGCCAGCCAGCCTTACGTGCCCGCTGAAACCATGTAGCGAGGGTGACCGCGTTGCCGTCATCGGTATCTTTGAAGGTTTCCCATTTTTGATCGCAGGAATATCGACCGGCGACGGTCACGGATTCCCACAATTCTAATCCATCGTCCCAGAAGCAGATTTTGAGAGCCTGCCCGATCGAAATCCAATCTTCGTAGGAATCGAACGCGTCCCGCTCGTTCATCCACGCGAGCATACTTCGGACGTCCCGCAGAGAATGCTCACCCTGCCGGCTGCGGTGCTCCGTGACCTTGCGTGTCCCGCCCGAGCAATGTTGTATCAGCCCTTCGGGAGCGGGATGTGGCGGCGGTGCGCCCGGCATTAATTGGTAGGGGCGCCCGTCGTAATAGCTACCGGCGGCGACGGTGTATCCAATGCAACGGATATTGATCCGGCCTTTGATGGCGTCTGGTTGGCGAAGCGTGGCCGCGTCGACACCATCAGGAACCGTGCAGTAGACGTGCCAGCCGCCCGAAGGCGATTGCACATGAGGCACAAGCGCGGCGGGTAAACCCCATGACGCGCAGAGTTCGGCCCATAGCGCCCATGCTTCCTCGCGGCCGTTGTCGCCCTTGGTGTCAATGTCGACGATGATCAGATTAGATGCGAAGGCGACAACCCCGAAGTTGCAGCCAGGATTTTCACGAGCCCATTTGTCGATTTGCTCCGGGTTGCGGGACCAGTCATGCTTGAAACTGGAAATGATGCCGGTCGCTATCTTCGATCCCGCAGGAATCGGAACGAGAGCCGCGCCATTCGATTTGTAATATTGCAGGCTTGCGCAATCCGCGGCTTGCGGGTATAAAGAGTTGTTCAACTGCCGATGACTCCATGCTTGAAAAGCCTCGCCCTCCCCCGGCGGGGTTTTTCGTTTCTAAGGCTCGATCTCGTCGAGTGCGTCGAGAGCCGCTTCGCAGATCTCGTCGCGTAAGGCGCTATCAGACCAAAACTTCAAACCAGCGGGTGCCAGGACGAAACATTCGCCCGTCCCGCTTTCCAGTAGTTTGCAGTTTCTCAAAACGGCGTTCGGCGTTTCCACGTCGAACAGCGCGATCAGGGTTGGCGAGCCGGGCCGGTCAGGAGCCGCGGGTTCGATGCGGGTGATTTGCATCATTGGGGGTCGCCGAACAATTTCCGCCTGATCGCGAGTACCCTCGGGTCATGGGTCTCCGCCGCAACGATTAAATATACCGCGTCAATGATGCCCTCTCGCACGTGATCGGGTGTCGCGCTTTTGACCTTAGCAAACGTCTCTTCGATACCCGGAGGTTTCGAGAAACGAACCTCGTTGAGGTTATCGACGCCAAGGGCTTCACAAGTTGCCGCGGCCTGAGCGCGTACTCGGTCTCCTAATTCTTGAAATGGATTACGGGTCACGCCGCGACCTCCATGCTCTCAGCTTCGCGCGCTGCAATCCATTCGCGAATCGCGTCTTCGCTGATGCGCGTCGTCTTGCCGAGCTTGTAAGACCGCGGCGCTTTGCCTTCGCGTGCCAGGATATAGAAATATGCGCGTGAAATCCGTTGGCTGTCGCAGAACTCTTGAATGGTAACCGAATTCATTTTGATCCTCCTATGTGACGACATGCAGTATCCGGGACCAGTGTCGATTCCCCCAAATCCACATGCCTCTACCTGTTCGTGCGGCAACGCCGGTTTCCATTCGCGGATTTTACGCTCGGGAGGATGCACCCAGCGAGGATTAGTCGCGGGTTACGAGAATCGCGGAGCGTTCGCGCGAATAGCATCGGCCACAAACGACGGCCCGAGGTGCGCATAATGCGCTTCCGTCACGCGTGTCGTAGTGTGCCCTAACTGGCGCGCGACAATCTGCAACGACACGCCACGCATGACGGCATGGGACGCCCAGGAATGCCGCAAGGCGTGGAAATTTATCGCCGGATCAATCTTTGCGTTCTTGCAAGCGTTGCGCAGCGGGTCCGCTTGGTGATCCCGCTGCCATGGCTCGCCGTTTTCTTTCACCAAAAGCATGGCTGCTGGCGACCTGCCCTTCGCGATCTCCGCGACATACGCCGCGCCCTCTTGTGTCAGCACAACATGCCGTGGCTTGCCAGACTTTGAATCGCGAACATGTAGCGTGCCAGCGTCGGCATCGAAGTCCTCGACACGAAGGGCGATCAGTTCGCCGTAGCGGCAGCCGGTCTCCAAAGCTACGCGCACAAGGTGTTTGAACGCCGGCGAGCAGGCTTCCAGCAGGCGGCGGATTTCGGTCATGGATAGATAGCGAACCCGCGCGCTGTCGACACTCTCAAACGGCGTGACGCGCCGCCATGCGGCATCGGTTGGCACCTTGCCGTCACGCCATGCCAAATTCAGCGCGGCTTTGAGCGTCGTTAAAATCCGGTTCGCTGTTGATTTCCGGCGGCGATCATTTTCAGGATGCGTTGTGCTTTTGAAGCGTTGTCGACGGCCATTCTTCGTTCGGATACGGGCTGGATTTTTCGCTAGAGCGGCGTGCCACCGCTCAATCTGTTCTTTCGTCAGCTTGGCGACTTCAACACTACCGAACACGGGCAGAATGAACGCTTCCGCCGCATAGCGCCCCTCCCTGCCCGACTTCGTTTTAGTCTCCAAATATTCGAGATACGTCGCCATGGCGTCGGCCACCGTGAGCGGCTTGGCAATACCCGCTTCTGTGCGCGCGTAATCCGCCATGCGCTTGCGAGCGAGCGTCTGTGCCTGTCGCCAATCGAGGATGGCCACACCGTCCGCGTCGCTGAAATCGTCAGCCGTGGCCAGCGTCTCGGTGCGATAGGACTGTTCGCCAGCATACAGGCGCAAAACCCACTTCCCGGCGCCGGTCGTCGGCCGACGATAGCCAATATGAACCCCCGGCTCCAAGGCTCGCCAATAGGGTTTGCCGCGCGGCTTCAAACGACTGCGTGCCGTGCGCGTGTCCAATATAGAGTCGCGAATAGTACGTGCCATCACGGTGGAGATTAGCACGTGTCCAATAGATGTCCAATAAGCGTGGATAGACGGACAAATGTCTAGGGACGTCTAAGTGTACTAAACTATTGAAAAATATAGAGCGAAAGTGTCAACCATAGACGTCCCTAGACGAATTTAACACCCTTTCACGGTGGAGAGAGCGATTCCGCTAGGGAGCGCCAACTAAATCAGTAACTTAGCTCGTTCATGTTCATTGTGTCCCACCTGCCCGGTTTGGCGGGACCGGCTTGCGTTCCGCCGGTACCCCGCGATTATGTGGCTTATGGCAAAGCGGATGCCGACTTCATGAACGGATCGGAGTGAAGCCATGAAAGCATCGTTGGTAGCTCTGCTCTTGGCTCTGCTCCTGGCGCTTCTCTCGCATCTCGCCCCCGCCTTCGCGGAGACGCCAAAGAGTACGGACGCGCCGCCTGTCGTGCAGCAGGAGTTTGATGGCTTCATCAAGAAATTCCGGACCGCGTTGAAGGCCGATGATTCCGCTGCGGTTGCCAGCATGACGCAACTGCCTTTCATGGCCGACGCCTCCATCAGCGATGCGTCGGCATTCCGGGCGAAGATATATTCCGGCGATTTCACGGCGAGAAATCGCAAATGCATCCAGCGCGGCAAAGCCGTCTATGCTCGCGACGGAGCAAACAAGGATAGCTACTTCATCTTCTGCGGCGATCTCATATTCACCTTCACCAGAACCGCGCAGGGATTTCTTCTTTCCGAGATTGGCATGAACGATTGAAGACCTTGCCTCGGCACGAGCGCACGTGCCGCCGTCACGGCGACGAACGCCAAGCCGCGACTTCCGCGACCGAATACATATCAACCATCCCGATCAAGCTTCGCGTCACTCCTGCGCCGAGCGCCGTGCGGGCGAGCTCGCTCCTGCCGTCGCAAAGGTGCAGCGGGCCCGCAACGCAATGAGGAGCCTGGTGCAACGCGCAACAGCAGCGTGGAATCTGGGTGCAGCGCACACAGGCGCATGACGCATCATCCTTGATCTGGATCAACGCTTCCCCGGCAACGTGGTGTGCAATGGGCCGACGTTGGCTGCGTTAAAGCGCCGCCGCACAAGCACGGAGATTGATTATGAGATACTCGAATTCTCTGCGCGCCACCATTCTTGCCGTGACCATTGGTTCTCTCGGCATGAGCGCTCATGCGGGGCCGATGCCAACATATGCCGCGCCGACGATGAAATCGGTGATCCAAAAGAACACCACCGACGTCCGCTGGGGCGGCGCCGGTTATGGTGTTGCTGGCGTCCGCGTCCGCGGGGCGATCGCGAGTGGCGCCTACTACGGAGGCTATGGCGGCTACTATTATCCCGCCTATGGCTACCGCGCAGTATCGTATTATGACGACAGCTATTGCTTGCGCCCCTTGGTGGTTACGCCGGCTACCAGGATCCAAAGCAGGTACCTGGGGGTCAAACCCAGTGAGAGGCTGCCCTGGACAGATTAAGGTGCGTTCCGAAGGTAGGATTTCTGGTTCGTCGCAGCCGTAAAGCACGAAGATGAATCAGAAATCCAGGCCGGAATCGTCAATTCGCGGGCTGCTGGAAGCGCATGACTACAAGCATACATGACTACAAGCATAGAAGCGCCTTCCTGGGTGTTCATTTGGTCCTCTGGGGCTATTGAAGTTTCGCAACCTCGGCCTCCTCGTTGCGGACCAGATGGACAACCTCCTGAAAGCTCGCACCTGGAGCCTCAGTCCGATGGCGCTATCGCGGCTTATAGCGTTTTCGAGCGAAGCAGGTCCTAGGCTTGACCCGAGGATGGAATCCGGATCGCGTGAAGAAAACGCGTCAGAACAAAATCTGGAGCTTCGCTTCTGATTCAATCGGAAGCGAAGCTCTAGCGGCCGCGCAGACGGTTCAGTATCCGTCCCCCAACGATAAACAGAATAACGCCGACAAACACGAGTGTGAAAAGAATCGAAACCATGAGGCGTCCCTTAATCAGGAGGCAGTCGACAGCCGCCTTCGACCGTTACCATACAAGTTGGGCGCCGCGCGATCGCGGCGCGAGGGAATTGCTTTCGGAAAGTCGGTGTGAGCTTGGATTTCTCCGTCGCGCCTGTCCAGAATGCTGCGATGAACAAAAAGACGCGCGACGGTTGGCTTACTGAAGCGCGTCCCCTGTACAAAATGTCGCAGCTCGGTCATACTTTGCAACCGGTTCTGAGGGAGGCAACGCGACGAACGTAAGCAACGTACAGCAACGCTAAGGAGGCACCGTGATGAGTGAACGCGACCGCGCCAATCTGATCTTGGGCATAGCCGTTACCAGCGTGATGTTTTTCGGCAGCATGGCCCTGGTATGGAATAATACCGGCCGGCTTTCGAGCGAAGCGAAGGCGGCAGTCGCCCCTGCGCATCAGGCCGCGCCCCACGCAGACGCTACCGCCGGACTTGAAAATCGCCTGCTTCTCCTTGAAGCCAAGATGAAGGCTCCGCCAACCGTTGATGCTTCTCAGCTCGATGCAAAGATCAAAGGTCTTGAGTCCCAGCTCGCGGCTGTACAAACCCAGTTGGGCGCTTTCACCGCGTCGGATTTCGACGCGCTCAAGATGAAGGTCGCCGGGACGAAGAATCCCGAGTCCCTCAAGACGACCATAGATGCTCTTCAAACGGACGTAGGAAAGCTGCACACGCGCCTCGATCAGCTTTCGGAGCAAGCATCCGTCACCACATCGGACACGAAGCACAACTCGCGGAAGTCGCAGCATTCGAGATCGAAATAA